ATGTTGCCAATATTCTAAACTTCCTGGTTTAAGTCCTTTTTTACGTTTAAATGTACCTTTTACAGGTTTATGTGTTGGTTTTTTTTTAGCTTTACCACCACCTTCTGTTCCTGGATTTACTTTTCCACCTTTTTTAAAAGCTCTATCACGTAGACCTACTCGACCACCTTTGTTGTACATTGGTCCGCCACGCATCCCCATGTCACTAGGATAATATCCTGAACGCATGTCTCTTCGTGCAGCGCCACCAACAGGTGCCATTCCACCAGCGCCACCAACAGGTGCCATTCCGCCAGCTCCAGCAATAGGAGGTACGCCACCACCTTGCATAACTGCTCGGCCTGTACCTTTAGTTTGTGCTCCTAATTTTTTAGCCATAATACTCCTTTTATATAGTTTTTAATAATCTTTGTCTAGTCTTCTTTTTTAAAAGTTTTCTTAATAATAGCAGGAGTTGCTTTAATGCCACCCACTATATTCTCAACTTTAGTCTTAATTTGCTTTATCTTGGCTTTACCATAATCTTTCGCAAACTTCGTTAATTTCCAACCTTTACCATCAGTCAGATTGCTTTGCTGTTGTAGATCCGTCATTTTTTCTTAGCTCCTCCATTACGGAACACCTGTGTTCCTTTTATTCCAAAAATGCTCGCTACCACGGTAATCCACAAAGTTTGGAACCATATTGGCAGTGACCCAAAATGATGAAAGAAAAGTTCTATCTTCTGCATCATTGCCGGATCGTCTGAAAAAACTCCCCAGGCGAGCACGATTATCGGCGCCGAAATAATAATAAGAACGATTTCGTCCTTTAGATCATTATCTCGCGATTCTAAAAGTTTGCCTTGGTAAGACTCCTCACCTCGCGCCATGCGCTCGGCATGCATTAAAGCAGCATCCGACATAGCGGCTTTTGTCTTTTGTCTATTCTGATATATATGACTCCCTGTTTTGAGAGCCATTTTTGCTAGACCAAACCACATATTAGTACCACTTAACTGTGGATTTTTTTTCTTTTAACATTCTACGTTGGCCGCCCACTTTATTTACTACGGGATTGCCTTCAGGAACTTTAATCTCTATGCCGCCTTTTAAAAGGCCGTCCTTATTCAGGAACTGCTTTTGATTAATTCCTCTATAGAAAGGTTCTTTGTCTTTTGCCATATTTCCTCCTCAATTGTTATAGATTAACTTCGTGGACCTTTCAAGGTCTTTACGTCCTTACGTTTCATATAATCGGACTCTTTTTTTGCGCGATTAGCCATTCTTTGCTTCTCTAAAGAGGTATCCGATCTTAATTCGGCTAATTCTTCGTTTTGTTCAAGTTTGTCTTCGGTAATTTCCCTATTTTGAACTAATTTCGCTTTATCGATGTTAATTCTTGCTCCCATTTCCTCTTTTTTACGTTCATTTTCCATTGCCTTCAAATCGACTTCTCTAGATTTGATTTTAAGCAAAGGATCATGGTCAAATTGAGATGTAATTTTCTTTTCTTCCTTCATGAACTCTTCCATCATTTCAGAAATTAAAATTGCCTTTCTTGCTTCAATTTTCATGACAATTTGTTGTAATTGTTGCTGTGCTTGTGGATTTTGCTGTGCTTGTTGTTGCAATTGTTGCAACATCATAGTTTCTTGTTGAAATTCGATGTCCACTTGTTCTTGCGCCATCAAACCAATGTGTTCTAAAATGTTTTTTTCTAATGCACCCATCACCATTGGGTTATTTCTCACCATATTCGTTGCCATAAAGTAAAGGTGCGACGTAATGTGCGCTCTGTGATCTTGACCTCTATACGCTTGGAAAGGTTTTTGAGACATTGCCTGAATATTTTCAATCGCCGGATCGGAGGGTTGTGGCGGAGGTGGCGGAGGTAAAATTCTATCAATATCTTTAACGCCTAAAGCCTCATACATCTTACGATACGATTGATACAGGTTGTGCATCTGTGGATTAGACATCGCTAATTGTAATTCCGTCTGCGCCATAGTAATTCTTTGGGTTTGCGAGAAAATATTAGGATCGGCAACCGGTAAAATATCGATTCTTTCATCAAAATCCTGAACTTTAATTTCTCTTTGTCCTCCTACGACATCATAAGGATAAACGGGAGGTAAATACGTTGCAAAAACTTTTGCTAACAGGTCAAATTCTCTTTTTAGCGCTGCATAAAGTCTTTTATGAATCGCGCTCATCACTCTTGAGCCTCTTTCGAGTAAAGCGACCGTCGTTCCAACCGCTGCTTGCTGATTTCCATCGCCCACTTGCATGTCGGCAATCGAAGCAAACCTTTGACCGGCTTGAACCACAATTCCCATCAACTGTAATAGTGTTTGGGAAGGTTCTTTATAAGGTAAAAATTGAAAAGCGTCTTTTAAACTTCCGCCAGGAGCATCCACATCTCTGAATTCTCCAGGTTGAATCGGAGCTGCGTCATCTCTAACTCTAACTCCTCTTAGTTTAAAGCCTGCGGGTAAGTTTGATAATGTTCCTGCGTCTAATAATTGGCGGAGAGCCACCGTTGCGGTTCTGCTCAATCCGCCAATCATGTGAATCAATCCAAAACCATAAAATCCGAGTCCGGGCAGAAATTTAAAGTGGACAAAATATTGGACTTTTTTCCGAGTTGGATCGTTGGGCGCAAAATTCCTTCTGATAGATAAAACGACTCTGCTACTTTCTTCGAGCGTTACTACATAAGGAAGCTTTATTCCTGTAGGTTCCCCTTCGGGACCTACGTCTTCGAATCCTTCAATATCTAAATTAACGTGACACTCTAAAAGTGTATAAACATCTTCTTGACGACCGACTTTAGTCGTACCGGCAAGTGATTTTTGTTTTTCTTCAACTTTATCACTGGTAATCGCTGGTTTAGTTAATTCGACATCCCGATAAAAACCTGAAACTTGTTGTTTTCTAAGTTCATTTTCCGACATCTTAACCACGTGAATAATGGCTTCGGTGTCATCTAAGGAAGTCGCTGAATACGGAACCACTAAATCATCCGCTTGAACAAATTTAGAAACGGCTCTTTGAAGTAAAGAGTCATAATAAACTTTTTTAAACGTTGATCCTGCTAATGGTAAATGAAATAACATCTGATCAAATTCGGCTTCGTATTCTTTAAGATCATACATAATTTCATAATTCATGAAATCTTTAACACGTTGTGATTGCTGTTCACGTTGAGGATCGCTACGACCAATCACTTGTGTTCTCACCGGCCCATCGGCTGGTAATAGTTCTTTATAAGCTTGTGCTTGAAACTGAGTTACCGCTTCCGCGAGCACGGGGTGGGTTGCACCGCTTGCTCCTTGAAACGGTTCGGTTTTAACACTGTATTTAAAACCTAAAAGATCGAGTCCTTTAATATACGTTTGTTCCCAGTCTTTTCTTGAATTTCTATAATCGGTATAATTGGCTTGCATTTCCGAACCGAGTTTGGAAAGAAAGCCATCGTCTACCGCTTCGGTTAAGTTATCAAAATGCCCCTCGGGTTGTTGTCCATTGAGCTTGGATCGTGGGTCAAAATTAATCTCCACGCCACCATCGGGTAATTCGGTTTGTTCAACATCCGTCGTAACTTGATCTTCAACTAAATTAACTTCAGCATCTTCGCCGGTTACATCGGGTGTTGGAATTTCTGTAGGTTGTTTAACGACATTAGGTAATGCCTTATCAATTTCTGCCATGTTTATATCCTATATTTTGAACTATATCATCTCCTGTCAGATAAGTCAATCCTTGCGGTGTTGGACCTCTTTCCGGAGGTATTGTTGTTGTTAATTTTGGTGCGCTTTTAGGTTGCCATGCTTTTCCACCTTTAGCAAATTTCCATTTTTTTTGAAACTTCCACTGAGGATCAGATCCTTCTTGTTTATTCACTCCCATACTAAAAGTACCACCGGGACTATTATATGCACCACTCATTACATCATTGCCACCTTGATTAATACCATAGGAAGCATTCCACCCACTGGATTGAGGATCTACATTATATCCTATTCCATAATCATAAGGTTTGTTCTCACCATAGCCTATCCCCTGAGAAAAGCCGCCGCCAAGATTTCCAGAGGCTATTCCACTTCCAATACTTTGACGAAGAATTTCTTTGAAGGCTTCATTAGGGTTATTAGTTTCATAAAAAGGTCCC